AATTCCACCATCTGCTACAATTCCAGCATTTAAGCCAAACTTATCTCTTGCTTCTCGCACGTTTATAATTGAAGATAGTGTTGGAATACCATGACCAGATACTATCCTCGTTGTGCACATACTACCGCCACCAATGCCAACTCTAACAGAATCAGCACCTGCAGAATCTAGGGCAACATATCCCTCTATAGTTGATACGTTTCCAGACATTATATGAACGCTATCTCCAACAAGATTCTTTAATCTAATAGTTGCATCAATTGCCATTTTACTATGACCATTTGCAGTATCAATTAAAAGCATTGACACCCCTGCTTTAATTAACCTATCAACGTGCTCTTCAATAAAAGTGCTTGACAAAGCTGCACCAACAGGAAGCCCAAGGTTGTTGTAATTAAAAACCTCTTCAACCATTTTTATTTGACTTTTTACAGACATAAATCTATGAATAATTCCGATCCCACCAGATTCAGCAATAACAATAGCCATATCTTTTTCACAAACCGTATCCATTGGAGATGCTATTACTGGCAAATCTAACCAAGTATATCCACCAATAGGCATTTTAAAATCTACAGAGGACCTACTTACAACTTCTGAATATTGTGGAATCATTAAAATGTCATCAAAGCAAATATCATTATTGGCTAAATATTCTTTCACAAACTTAGCCACTCTGGATGCTTAAGGGTCCACTCAACCGTCTTTCTAATAGATTCTTCTAGTGGCATTGGAGATACCCATCCAGTATCAGCGATCTTTTTTCCATCTAAAGCATACCTTAAGTCGTGACCTGGACGAGAAGAGTGAAAGTCCTCTAGTTCATACTTCAAGGGTTTTCCAACTGCCTCTGCAATCATCTGAGCCATCTCTAGGTTGTCCACTTCTCTTTCACCAACAATGTGAAATTTTGCTGGGACTTCAGATTCTCCATAAGCTGGGAAGTGTTGCTTAAGAACGTGTAGCAAGCCATCCGCCTGATTTCTAGCATGTAGATAAAAACGACTTCCAATCTCTCCTTCTGGAGATGAATGAATTTTCATAGTTTCTCCATTAACAACCTTCTTGATTACCATTGGCATAAATTTTTCAGTATCTTGAGTTTCACCAATTATATTCATCGTGTTTGTAATTGCTATTGGAATGCCATACGTTCTCCAGTAAGAGAATGCAATACTTTCTTGTGCTGCTTTAGAAGCAGAGTAGGGATTGCTTGGAAAATATTGATCTTCCCATTCTTTATGAGAATAACCAGGCTTTGCAGGACCGTAAACCTCATCAGTTGATATATGCAAAAACTTTTCTGGCTTTGCAACCCTTGCCCAATCAAGCAGATTGCATATTAAGGATACATTATTTAAAATAAACGAAGCAGGTTCTTCAATACTCCTATCAACATGACTTTCACTTGCAACACTAATAACATAATCAATTTCACCAAACGCACTGGACGTAACCGAAGAAATGGGTGCAGCTAGATCTGTTTTGACAACCTTAATACGAGCATAAGCCCCTGGAAAGTCATCACATGCAACATTGATTCTATCTGTTAACCCCTTATGTGTAAATGTAGTTGGACAAACTATAAACCAGTCTGTATTTACCAGTAGGTGTCTAAGCACATGGCTTCCAACAAAACCACTTGCCCCTGTTAAGAGAACTCTTTTACTCACGTTTTTTCCTTTTCTATTAAATTAAATTAAAATTTATAAGATATTCTTTAATATCTTCTGTCATCTCAGGTTTAGATTTTATCATCTTTTCATCATCCTTGTCAACTTTTGGACGAGACTTGTATGTATGAATTTCTACTTCCTGAATCTTTTCTCTCCTTGTGTGGCTGATTGCATTATAAACAGATCCACACATAGCATCTGCAAGGTCCTTAGATTTCTTTCTTGGGTGGTCAACTCTATTATTATTCATAATTCTAAGCTCCTGCATTTCCTCAAGTAATAAATCTATTAGGGGTAAGGCTATTCTTTCTTCATAAATAAGCATAGATAAGTCTTCATAATGTTTTTTAGCTACCGATAAAGTTTCTGTCTTTATTCCCACACTACTTAAATCTCTTTGGATATCAAAAGAGTTCCAACGATCAAAGGTTACTAAGCCAAGATTAAATCCCAGCCTTCTTAAATTAATAATCCAATTTTTTACTTCTGATAAATCTACTGGACCTTCTTTTTTAGGCTCCCAATAAACTATTGCATCAACTACAACAAAGGGAACAATCTGCTGGTAGTCATTAAATGATTGTAGACTTACCCATTTATCAATGTGAGCAATAGACACGGCACACTTATCGTGCTTTTGTGCTAAGTCAGCGTGGACATAGTAGGTTATTTCAGGATCTGGTTGGAACGATTCTTCTATTCTCTTACCAACATCAATAGGGTTATGCTTTTTAAATGCCATTCCGAGCTTTTCTCTATTTTTAAAGAAGGCATCGGAGGATGTAGTTGGCATACAGGCAAAACGCATTAGTGCATCTGGCATATCTGTAAAGAAAGCTAATTTAAAATCTTCAATTTTTCTTGTAGGATTAATTTCCCAAGTTGGTCTTTTAAGTGCAAAGACTCCAGGAAGTTTGTAGGAGTTGATATGGTCTTCGTCCCACTCCACAGTAAATTTATTTTGTGGATCATCTTCTGATAGTGCTGGGTTTAAGATAAACTCGTGAGATCTTACAATAGTTTCTTTCTCTGCAATAACATCTTCATACCTTGTTGAAATAAAGTCACCCTTAAAACGAGGGAATGAGAGAAGAACTACCTTGCCAAAGTCTGGGAAGCGAGAGTCAACGGATCCACGGAATGCTTTATAAATATTTTCAGCAGTTTTAGCGTGATCATTTCCACTTGCAGACTCCATTGCAAATCCAGAAATCTCATCAAGAATTGCAAGCATTAAGTTTAAACCTTCAGCAGACTCTCTTTCTGAGTGACCAGAGTAAACAGTAATAGACTTATCAAATTCAATAGCATCAATCCTTGGTGGAGAAAACTTTCCTGCAAACCAAGGGGATCCTTCTATCTTACTTCTAAAGCCTTTAAAGAAAACGTTCTTTGCCTGTTGAGCATTAATAGCAACATTCATAATATCAATAGCATCATTAGATGGCTTACCAAAATATCTTGAAGGATCTTTTAAGCATAATAATTTATAAACTAAATAAGAACATCCTACAGTAGAGGTATAATCTTTTCCACTACCTTTTCCAAGTTGCATAATAATTTCACCCTTGGTATATTTTTTATAGTGTTCCTTGCCAGCTTGTTCACCCATATATCTAATGATATCTTTTTCTTGATAGATTTGACTCATACATTCAACAAGAGTATATTGATACTCCGATAAATGTGGTTGATTTAAATATTTTTCACCTGTAACAAATGTTACAACGTCAACTGGGGTTTCTGAAAATGGTGACTCATCAAGAGCCTCCATAAAGTCACTAATATCAATTGTCAATTACAACTACCCCACCCTCATTAACTTGAGAAAGTTTTGTTAGAACTTTTGGTCTACAAGATTCACAGGATGAAGTAACTTCTTTAAGAATACTTATAAGTATTTCTTGCTTTCTTTCTGTTTCTAAAAGTTCATCAGCAAGTTCTTGATTATCAAGTAGCCCTGCTTTTTGCAACATCTCAAGTCTCTTGCCTTCAATATCAGCAATAAGTTTAATAGATGTAGTTTTTGCTGTTAAGTTTGCGGTAGTGTCTGCAGAGTCAATAACTTCGTATGCTTTTTTAATCAAAGATGAAAAATGTTGGTCTGCACCAGCAAGGGCTTCCTTTGCACGAGCATGGATTGCCTGATTATTGGCAGCCATAACTCTCCAGTCGGTAAGAAGCTCAGTAACTTTTACTCTTGGAATGTCAAGTATTTTTGAAATCTCTGAGGCATCAGAACCTTTTAGGTACTCTGAAGCAACCTTATTAACAAGGTCTAAATGATTAACTAACGCTGCTTCGCTTGACACGCTTACCTCTCTTCTTCACTGCTTTTACTCTGTCAGGATAAAAAGACCTTGTTGGTCCAGAAATATCCTTAAACATTTGAAAGCAATCTATCCATTCTACACCATTTTCAGGATTTTTTACAAGACTTTTAAACTTAAAAGTAGCACCATATTCTCCAGTAATCTTTATAAGATCACCTTCGTTTATTTCGTGACCACTTTCAGCTACCATCAAAGGCTTTCTTTCAAACTTATCCTGAAATATAATTTTCTTTTTAGCCACGCTTTTTAGCC